TGCACATGGATGCCATTGAGGAAACGCGAGACTTTGTGCCCGCAGACGACTCGCCGCTGAACAACATCATTGACGAGATCGTTGGTCTGTATCTGGCCACGCTGTACAAACTGACGCTGAAGTGAGGATTACATGAGTCGCAACGGAACAGGAACATACACGCTGCCAGCGGGCAATCCGGTCGTTACCGGCACGACCATCAGCAGCACTTGGGCCAATAACACGCTGAATGACATTGCCACGGCGCTGACGCAAAGCTTGGCCAAAGATGGTCAAACAACGCCCACGGCCAATATCCCGATGGGCAGTTTCAAACTCACGGGGCTGGGCGCACCTACAACGGCAGGTGATGCGTTGGCTTATGGCAGCCCAATGGGGGCGATTAGCGGGACAACAGGCACGTTCAGCGGCGCTGTTTCTGGCACAACAGGCACGTTCAGCGGCGCGCTTACTGGGTCGTCTCTGGCGCTTAGTGGTAATGCACAAACTGCTTCTGTCACGGCTACACAGGCTGCGGGCGCGATCACTTTGGATTGCAATTTGTCCAACGTCTTCGCTACGACCCTGACCGCAAGTATTACGACTCCTACATATAGCAACCCGCACGATGGGCAGACAATCAACTGGTTCATTACCCAAGGCGGTGCTGGTAGTTTCACTATTGCATGGGGTGCTGTGACGGCAGTTAAGTGGCCGGGAGGTACTGCGGGTGTTTTGAGTACTGCGGTTGGCGCAGTTGACTTGGCAGTGTTGACCTATAGGTCTTCTACTGGCTTTTGGTATGCAACCTTGGCAAAGGGATTCGCATGACATTTGCAGCAAGAACATTTCAAGGGGTTGCAAGCAGGCCTGTCGTTGCAATCACCATTACCGCTAATGCGACTGGCGCGGCCACGCTTGATGTCACTACGTTTGCGTCTACAAACATCACAAAGACCACTAGCGGAACGTATGTTGCTGGTTCATCCGATATTACTGTCACGTTAGATAGCACGCGCTATTTGTATTCCGACAGCATATCAAACCCCGCCTTGACACTAACCGGCGGGGCCGCTGGAGACACGGTCAAATTTATCAACAATGGCTACATTGTTGGCAAGGGCGGGGATGGCGGTGGCAATACCAGTTCGTCCACGATAGTCGCCCCCACTGCTGGCGGCGTCGGCTTGCGGTTGGGATTCACCACCGCGGTGACCAACAACGGCTACATCTGCGGCGGCGGTGGCGGCGGGGGTGGCGCCAATGTGACCACCTCCGGATGCAGCGGTGGTGGCGGCGCGGGTGGCGGCGCGGGCGGCACCGCATGGACCTCATCGGGTTCTGGTCAGTTGGCGGGCGGCACCGGCGGCGGTGTGGGCGCGGCTGGCGGGGCCGGTTCGGCGAACGGCACGGGGAATGCGCAGCAGGCATCTGGCGGTGGTGGCGGCAGGGTCCCCGCAACGGCCACCGGCGGCGCGTCGGTCACTGGCGCCAACGCGACGACCGCCGGATTGGGCGGCAACGCGGGCGGCAGCGGTGGCGCCAAGTCGTTCCTTGCCAACAGCTTTGCAGGCGGCGGTGGCGGTGGTTTTGGAGCAACTGGCGGCACTGGATTGAACGGCAGCGGCGCAACGACGGGCACCTCTGGCGCAGGCGGTGGCACCAACGCGGCAGGCGGCAATGGAACGATTCCAGGATCGACCACTTCATCGTCTCAAGCCGGAGCCGCTGGCAATAAATCGATCGATTTCAACGGCTTTACATCCAGCACCGTTGGCGGCACCACAGCCAACATTTACGGGACCTATTCGTGACCTATCTTATTACCGGGATGTTCAACTCCCAAGAAGTTGACACTATTGAAGACGCACGGGCAATCGTGCAGTTTGCTTATGATCGTCGGGTTGAATCCGAGGCATACTTGTTTCAAGTTCAGTGCAGGTACATCGTAGACGGCACTTCGTTTAGAACAGAAAATGTCCCGCCAGAGACTTTGCCCGAACCTGTGGCAGATGAATATGGTGCATTTAATACACAGACCGGGGTGTACGACATCTACCAAACTTTTGCCGAAGCAAAGGCGGCAGTAGAGGCGTTTAGGCAATCCCGTGCTGATACGCTGATGGCTACACACACCATTTCAGCAGTTGTATACAACCCAGAAACTAGTCAAGAGGAGTGGGCCGTGGTTGAAAGAATGCCGTTTGTACCTTCGCGAGTCCCCAAGACCGTCTCTCGCTTCCAAGCATTGGCGGTGCTGGCCGCTGGTGGATATTTGTCAACCGTTCGCACTTACATTGCCACATTGAGTGAAGACAACATTACTCGTCTGGCGTTTGAGAATGCGACGGAGTGGGAGCGCACCAGCCCGACCGTCAATGCGCTGGCTCAAATGCTTGGGCTCACAGATACACAAGTTGATGATCTGTTTATTGCAGCATCACAAGTGAGTGCATGATGGACAAGCAAGACCTTCTCAACTTGGCGTTCGGCGCTGCCTCTGGCGTGCTGGGTTGGTTTGCGCGTGAACTGTGGGCAGCAGTCAAAGAATTGAAAAGTGATCTTGCCAAGCTGCGCGAGGAACTGCCGCGCAGTTATGTTATGAAAGAAGACTACCGCAGAGACATCTACGAGATCAAAGAGATGTTAGGCAAGATATTTGATCGGCTGGATGGCAAGGCAGACAAATGAATGACCTTCTTCGACTACTGGGAAACATTGCCCCTGCTCTGGCGACTGTTGTGGCTGGAAGTGCTGGCGGTGCTGCTGTTTCTGCTATTGCTAAAGTTTTTGGAGTAGAAGACACAGTCGAGGCGGTCACCCAAGCAATCAAGGCAGACCCAGAAGCTGCGCTGAAACTGGCGCAGATCGATCTGGAAAAGCTCAAGGCAGAGTACGCCAACACCGCTGATGCGAGGGCCATGCAAGTCGCTGCGCTCAATCAGTCCGACATCTTCTCCAAGCGGTTCACGATGTACCTGACAGCCTTCTGGTCATTGGCCGCTGCGGTGTACATTGGCTTCATTACGTTCAGCATCATTCCAGAGCAAAACATTCGGTTTGCCGACACCATTCTTGGCTTCATTCTTGGAACTGTCATTGCTACGCTACTAAACTTTTGGTTTGGGTCAAGCATTGGGAGCAAGAACAAAGATGCGCGCCAACTTTGAAAAATGTCTGACGATGCTGCTCAAGCATGAGGGCGGCTACGTCAACCACCCGTCTGACCCAGGCGGGCGCACCAACCTCGGCGTGACGCAATCAGTCTGGGAAGACTGGATTGACCGCGACGTTGATGAAGCGGAGATGCGGGCGCTGACACCAGCCAAAGTTGCCCCGTTGTACCGGGAACTGTACTGGGATCGCATCAAGGCTGACGACTTGGCATCTGGCCTTGATTACGCCGTCTTTGACGCTGCGGTTAACAGCGGCGTCAGCAGGGCGATCAAATGGCTTCAGATGACCTGTGGCGTGACGCCAGACGGGTTCATTGGGTACGAGACTTTGCAAGCCGCCAAGACTGCATCCATTCCAACTTACTGCGCTCATCGTCTGGCGTTCCTTAAAGGCCGCAGCCATTGGCCGACGTTTGGCCGGGGCTGGGAACGCCGGGTCAAAGCAGTCGAGGCGCAGGCTCTGCAAATGAGCGAATCCACTCCGCGAGTTCTCTAGCCGTAGCGTCGTCGGGCGGGGCTTTGTCTGGCGGCAATCGCCAACCATCTGGCAGCATTTCCTTGACCGGCCTGCGCTGTAGCACAGCCTCCCGCGCCGCTTTGCTGGCTACTCTCCAGATCAGAGCCATACCATGACCACCGCTGTCAAAGCGCAAATCAGCGCGGCTAAAATCAAAACAATGTTGTCGCCGCCCTCTTGTTCGGACAACCCGCACGCCTGCGGGCAAGGGCAATCAGACTTTTTGCAGCAACGGCACTCGTTCATTCCTCGCCCCCAATCCCATGTACTTTTTCAGCGTATCGGATGCCGGACTCAAGCCAATCAAACGGCATCCGAAAATCATCCAACCGATCACGCCAGATTTTTTGATAAGCAAAATCAATCTCCTCCTCCGTCAGTGGCTTGCGCTCAGGCTGCGCTGCTTTTCGTAAATCATCCATATAGGTCTTTCTTTGGTTTAATTGGTATCTTCTTTGGCGGCACGGGTTCTTGAATCAGAATCCCGCCGTCAGGCAAAACCTCGATGTGCGACGGCTGCTGTCTGCGCTCGTTGGCGTAGTCGCACTCAATTCTTTTGACTTGGATTGAGCAGCCTGACAACAAAAGAAGCAAGACTAGAAATCTCATGTGCCCCACATAATCTCGCTATTGTGGCCCTTTGGTTCTTTCTGCTGCGCCCACTTGCCAGCACGCTCGGCTGACTCATGGGGGAACGCAGGCCACGACCAGCGTTCTCCGTCCCACCAACGATGGCCGTTGTTCCACCCGCGATCACGGGTTCTCATGGCGGGATACCAGCCTGGGGCTGGGGGCTTGCTCTTGTTCCACTTCAATTATTTTCTCCTCAGTATTAAATCGATGAAGGTTGCCGCACTCGCGTCGGCGTACTGAACCTAGCGTGCGAAGAACTTTTGTCCACGCCCCACAAATCGGGCACTTCAGACCGCGAGGCATATGACAACAATCAACGTAACAGCGCAGATAACCATGATCGCGCCAAAGTGCGGGTAGTCAGGTTCCGTATCAATCTTGTCACTGGTGTACGGGCCGAACGCTTCCTGCATGGTTCTTTTGTACTTCATTCCTGTATGCCTCCAATGCGACCCGAAGATCGCGTTTCAATGCTTCTATCTCTCGAATCTGCTGCGCCAGCCGTTCAGACGATTCAACAGCAAACTTGACCAATGATTCGTGCTGCCAAGTCTCAAACATATTTTCTCAATTCCTCAATTTGCTGTCTGGCATCTTCAAATCCTTTGGCAACAATCACTTTGTAAAACAGGCTTTCTAAATAAGTTCGCATGGCTACTTGGTCTTGGCTAAGACTGCCACCTTTAGTGCGTTTCATCTCAATCCACGTTTCCCATGCCGGAATGAAAAGATCCGGCACGCCTTTAACAACGCCTTCAGCCTTGAGGCGTCCAGCGGTGGCTGGTGATCGAACGCCGCCATTTGGAATAGCAAATATAAGCGTTGCCGGGTAAGTCTGGCGAAACCAACGCACCAGCTCGCGCTGCTCTTCGTGTTCAGTCTTCATGCCACTCCCAAAAATAGGTTCTTTTGAATCTGACCAACTTTTCTATCCCAAACACATAAAGATTGAGATGACTCTATTCTTTCGCGCATGACGGCAGCTCTTGCTTCTTTTGTTGGCGGCGTATAGGTTCCACGCCAAGCAGAGTCAATTCCTATGTTTTTGGCAACATTAGTGCTGTCTGCGCTGGCAAATGGAAACCGTGTAAAAACGTCAGGGTTCAACATTCTCAACCCATGAATTTTTGCAGCAGGCTTGCCTTCTTTGTCGCACACCACATCCATTGTTTCTGCCATGCGCGACCACCATGCTGGCGTGCCAATCTGCGCGTACTCAGCCGAGCTGCCTAAACAAACGCGAGGAAACTCTGACACCAGTCTAGACAATCGTTCCAAAGATTCGTGCAAATGCCAAACAGGTGCGCCAATCCACGGTGCTGATTTGCGCCAAGGCCATTCGGTCACAAGCGCATCGTTTGCTTCTTCATCGCCATCAATCACATCTGGGATCACCGCAAAGTCAAAGTTTGGATAACGATGCAACTCTTTAATCCAATCGTAATACTCAGACCAATCCAGCACCGGATCACCGCTTTTCCATGCGCTAAAAGCCCCGTTGTCTACCGCGAAACTTTGGCAAATATCCAACGCCAAAGTCAATTGACCCGGATGCCTGTAAGACACAAAAGCGTGCCCACCTGACACCGCGCGAACGGCAGCAGTAGCAGGATTGATGGGCAACCCGTGGTAATGAATCACTTGCGCCCCCCAGGCGGCATCATTTCATCCATCCAACCGCTGCGCCATGCAGCTTGAAACGCACCTCGATTGCCCCGCGACCATTGGTTCCTACTTTGAAACCTTTTGGAATCTTCAAGACATCTTTCATATGTCCAATAATTAACTGGCCTTGGCTTTAATTTGTGAACTGGAAGCAATTGATTCATTGTCCAGTTGATAACTTCTGAAGGATAAGTTTGCATTATTCCCATTCCTTTTGTAAAACTCTAAAAAACTTCCCGTCCTTTTTATACTTAATTTGAATCGGTGGCTTACCGCAGCTTAATTGCGCTGCCAAACTGCTGAGATTGTCTACATTCATGCCGACAATCTTGGCTCGGTCTGCGATCTTAATGACCTCCTTCATGGCTCGCTGTCCTGCATAACCCTCATGCAGCACGGGGAAGTATTCGGTCACAGCAGGGTCAGACAGCCGCCCGTAATACGACACGGCCAACATCAATTTCCCACTGGCCAGGCTGGTGTGTTCTCGCCACTTCCAGCCGGTCAAGGGCATCTCAATGCCATCCATGCCCATGATGTCTACGTCGTCATGCAACTTGAGCTTTGGCGCATCAGGAATGGGAAACGGATGCCCGCAGGCTGGGCAAATCTTGACGGCCAACGCGCACAACTCGTTGCAGTTCTTGCAAACCTTGACCGGCGCTTCGCCGTTGCCGTCGCCTTGCTTGCGAGGCGGTGTGACCGAGGTAATGGGGCCGTGTGTGCCAACTACGCCTGCAAAGTCCAGCACCAGACAGTCTTGCTTGCCGGGGCTGGGGCGCATCCCTCGCACGGCCATTTGCAAATACAAGCCTGGCGATGCGGTAGCACGCAAGAACGCGATGCAGTCCAGCGCAGGGAAATCGTATCCAGTAGTCAAGATGCCGACATTGCACAAAGCCCGTAGCTTGCCAGATTCAAAGTCTGCCAACTTGCGTTCGCGCTCGGTTTTGCTATGCGTAGCGTCTAGCGATTCAGCCGCAATGCCAGCCTCACGCAAGCACTCAGCCACCGCTTCAGAATGGGCCACGCCTGAGCAAAAGATCAGCCAATGTGCGCGGTTGCTTGCCTTGTCAATAATTTCGGCCACCACAGATTGATTGTGGCCAGCGGTGTTGAACTTGGCTTCCATCTCAGAAGCAATGTATTCGCCTTGCCGCTTGTGCAATCCGTCAGTTTCCAATCGGTGCGTTGTGAGCTTTGAGCGCAACGGAACCAAATGCTGTTTGAAAACAAGCTCCTCGATTCCAACTGGCTCTAGTATTTCTGAAAAGATGGCAGTCGGCCCTTCTGTAATCATTCCATGCCCAAGCCGGTAAGGGCTTGCGCTCAACCCCACAATTCGCATGGCTGGATTCATGCCAAGCAGCTCGGCTATCAGCTTTCGATAGATGCCACTTTCTGCCGTGGACACGGCATGCACTTCGTCAATAATGCACAAATCTATGTGGCCCAGTTGTTTCGCCCGTTTCGCAACTGAGCCAATGCCTGCATAAGTGATCGGGTTGCCAAAGTTTCTTTGCCCAACGCTTGCGCTGTAGATGCCCAGCGGTGCGTCCGGCCACAGTTTGCGAAGCTTGTCTGCGTTTTGCAGGATCAGCTCTTTGCTATGCACCAACATCAAAATTCGCGTGTCCGGCCAGTTTTGCAAAGCATCCTTTGCCAGCGACGCAATCACAACTGACTTGCCAGACCCGCCAGGCATGTTCAAAACTGGATGGCCTGTTGCATTCTTCTCAAACCATGCGTAGAGCATGTCTAATGCTCGGCGTTGGTAGGGGCGAAGTTCGATCATCCAACAATCCTTGCCCCATTCTTTCGCAACCTCTCAATCCAAACAAAAGTTTCGTTATGCAGCATTTGTCATTCTTTCAATGTAATCAATAAGTTGCCAACCACTAATATATTGCACTGGTCTGCCTGCTTTATTTGGCATTGTGAAATAACCTATTTCCCCGCTGCGCACCCATGCATTTACTAATCGTGAACTGACGGAAAGCGCATTAGCGGCGTCTTGCAGTGAATAAACCGGGTTGAAATAAACAATCCTTGCCGTCAGGTCTTTTTTGGCCTGCGCGGTTTCCGTCAACTTCTCGCGCGTTTTACGCAGCGCTTCTTCAGCGGCTTTTTTGTGGTGAATGTTGTGCAACGGTTTTTCACGAATGACGGCTGCTCGCTCCGCGTCTAACGCAGCTTCGCGCGTCTCAAGGTGCTCAATAGTCACGCGAGCAATCGACGAAAACCAATCGGAGTGATCTGCGTGCTGGCCCAGGCGCTGCAAGGTGCTTAAAGAAACGCCAACATATAACAAATCTCCATTGCTGTTGTAATGCCGATAAAGACTTGTTTTCATCCCACCACCCTCGCCCCATTCCCCCGCAGCCTCTCAATTTCCACATCCCCAGCCGCGCACAATGCCGGATTAGCCAGCAACTCCTTGCTGGAGTAAACATGCGCATCTGGATCGCCGTTTGCTACGTCCTTGCCATCCACAACATAGATAGCCGTCCATTCATTCGGGCCATCCTTGCGATGCCACGGCACCATGTCAGGGTGCAAAACGTGGCTCTCGCAGCCCTGCACTTGCCATTCAAGCGGGATGTCGTCGGCATCATGGCGGGCGCAATGCCAGGTGCTATTTGGCTTGGCGGTCGAGTGGGCACAGGTGCGGCAGTTGGCTTCCTTGGTTGGCTCGGATTGGTGGCACATCGCATAGGCTGGGCACCATTTGCACTGATACCAACTGGGGTCTGTACTCAGCGGCTCGGGCATACGATCAGCCAGCGCGATGCGTTGACCGCGGGCAATGTACTTATCTGCAATGATCTTGTCGTATACAAGCCGCTCGGTATAAATGCTGTCGTCGTCTTTGTTGACAGCAACATACAAAGCGCGGTGGATGCCTGTCCCCGCCATGTAAAGTTGCATCTGCACAAAGTGTTCGGGTTTTGACTTCTCGACGCCCTGCTTTTGTACGTCAGCAAAGCTCTTGCTGCTATGCGTCTTGAACTCGGCAACGTGCTTGGTCTTGACTGCACCTGGCACGCCAGCGTCTAGGATGGCGTCGATGCTGCCCGACAAGTGACTGCCAAACTCCACCCGCATTTGGGCTTCCAGCGCACGCACCTTGATGCCGATGCTTCGCAAATCATCAATGATGGTGGCTTCTTCGTTTCGGCCTCGCCGAAACATCCGCAGGACGCGACCGGGAAACTTCTGTTTGACGGCAAACCGAAACGACAGCCACAACCAGCGGTCACAGGGGTGGCCAACGATGCTGCAACCCATGTGCGGGCGTGGCATCTCAGTTGCTGCCTGCGCCTCATGGTGCTTGTCAATCAAAGCGGCAATGCTATGATCTGATTGGGGGATTTCCATATCCTCTGTCTCCTTATCAGTTGGGGCGGCGTTAAGTCAGCACTTGAGGATGTCGATGCCAAGGTTTTTCTGACTTTCCACTTGGCCTAGTCAAAGACCAAATCAAGCCGCCCCGTTTTTTTACTTACGCGCCCAAGGTGGCGCGGCCTTGGTGCTGGCATTGCCAGTTGCTGCGTCAGGCTTTGGCTGCGGCGGCAAGCTGCCGGTGTTGCTGCGCCAGCCCTTGACCTCATTTTGGGCACCGTACTCACCGCTGGCTGGGCGCACATCAACCTTGATGGTCAGGTGGCCGTTGATCAGCTCGTCAGTGTCGCTGACAGACGCCAGACCCAAAGCACGCATCATTTCGCCAAGCTGCTGGCGTCCGATCTCCTCAGCCTTGACGCTGGGGTTTTGGATGTTGAAGTTTGAGAACACCACGCGACCTTGGCATGATGGGCCTGTGATGTCATACCTGCACTTAATGTAGCTACCGTTTCCGGCTTTGGTGCTTTTGACTTCAGCTTCCGTGATGATGGCGGTGTACCAACCAGCGGGCAAAAGATCATAGGACTGAGACGGTTGCAAGTCGGCTGCGCTGTAGGTTTCTGCAAGTTTCATTTTTGTTCCTTGGTGATTGAGAAAGAAGGACGGCCAGGCTTGGCCGTGATTGCTGGTGCCAGCAGCGTTGTAATGGCGGGTTCAGTGGCTTTCCAGACGGTGAGATTCAACTCCGGTTTCCACCGGCACAGCGTGCTGAGATGTGCTTCAAGGCCGTGTTGCGCGGCCAGTTCTTGGATCTTGTCAGAGTCCACCTTGCGGTCGATGCGGCCAACAATCTTGACGATGTAGCCATCAAAATCGTTGGTGATAGTCCCGTCAAGATTCGGCGCTACATTCATGATTTCAGCCATCTCATCTTCCAGCCTGCGCCGGTTCTCGATGGCAATCCGCTCAACCTCTTTTTCGGCGTGCCACTCAGCAGCTATCTCGCGCATCGCTCTCATGACGCACCGCCGATCTTGCGAATGATCTCGCCAAGGTCTGGGGCTTCCCAAACAGACAACTTGCCTGACCGATCCTTAGCAATCCAGAGGCCGTCAGAGTCGCACATCAGCGCCCGCTGGCTCACGCCATCGGCGTCTTTCTCGACCCTGAGTGCAAGCACCTCATCAAAGAAGTAAGGCAGGCTCTGGCCGGTCTTGTTACCCGGCATCGAGGGGCTGTACAAGATGCGGCCCATCTCGTCTGCAGTCTTTTCCAGTTTGGCGGTCATCAAGACATGGCGACCGGGCAAGTCTCGGAAAGCGCGGATCAAGTCGGCCATCTGTTCCTGCATGGCACCGTATGCCTGCCGAGGGTCTTTCGCGATCTTCTTTTCGGTGTTCAGACAGACCTCTGCGATCTCGCTGATGCTGTCAAGGGCCACCGATTTGAAGCCCTTAGCGTCACCGCTGTTGAGCCATTCATAGGCCTCCATGAGATCGGCCATCGAGGTGATTTCCAAATATGGAAGGTCAGCGTCCTGAATGGACAGCAAACCACCTTCTGCCGACAGCACCACAGGTGCTGGCAGCGTCTTGATGAGGCTGGTCTTGCCAGCCCCTGCTTGGCCGTAGACCAAGACTTTGACACCGTTGGCCGACAGGCCGCTGGTTGATTTCAGATTGATTGCCATGTTGGATTCTCCGGTTTGGCGTTGGTAGATGCCGGTGACCGACCGGCGGCGGTAAAGCATTAGGGGGTCATCACAAAGATGAAGTAGTAGGCCAGCGGTGCGCCGATGATGGCGGCGGCTAGGGTGGCTTGGGCCAGTTCGATGAGGATGCGTTTCATGCTGCCACCTTTGCCTTAAGTTCAGCGGTGGTCACAACATACGGAACCAAGATGTTTTTAGGCACGATGGTGTAGGTGCCGTTGTTGTTGTAGGTCACCTTGCAAGGCTTGCCCTTGGCTGCGCGTTTAGCCTCGTATGCTTCGATCAATTTGTTCATGGTGTCTCTCCTGTTTTGCGCTCTTCAGAACATCTGTTCAGCGCATGAGTTGAACTGTACACGCACTCGTGCTACGATGCAAGCACTTTCGAAACTTTTTTTTCAGGAGTGCAATCAATGATGACTTTGGAGCAGATCAAGCAACGGCTGCAAGATGCCAACCTCAAGCGGGTGGCTCAGTCGGCGGGCGTTCATCCGGCCACGGTCTATCGGCTGATGCAAGAAGACGCAACGCCGCTGTATGAGACGGTCAAGGCGCTTTCGGACTATCTGACGCAGAGGGATGCCGCCCATGACAACCAAGGCTAAAGCGGCGATTGCCTATGCCTCTTGGGGCTGGTATGTCTTGCCAGTTGTGCCAGGCGGGAAGATCCCAGCCACGCAGCACGGCGTGAATGACGCAACTACCGACATTGAGCAAATCACAAAGTGGTGGGCAACGAATCCAGACTACAACATTGGCATTGCGGCAGGGGCCAAGTCGGGCATCGTTGTCTTTGACATTGATCCGCGAAATGGTGGTGATGCCTCATGGTTTGCGTGGACGGAGAAAAACGGCTCTGTGCCCGAAGGCGCGGCCATGCAAATGACCGCAGGCGGTGGTCAGCATCACATTGCCATCTACGACGATGAGATTAGGTCATGCAAGCTGGGCGAGGGCATTGACCTTCTGGCCGATGGTCGGTACTTTGTGGCTTACCCATCAACCATTGAGAACAGACGCTACGAATGGGAGGCATCCAGCGACCCGTTTGACGGCATTGGGCCGTTCAAAGTGCCAGATCAATGGATGGAGTCCTACCGCAATCTGCGCAAGCCAGCAGCTCGCAACCAGCAGCAGTCCGGCGGGTTGATCCAAGGCAGTCGCAACAACGGCCTGACGGCGTTAGGCGGGGCCATGCGGCGCTACGGCATGACCGAAGCCGAAATCTATGCCGCCTTGTCCATTGCCAACGAGACACG